GATCGCACAGCGTACACGTCGCGGTGCTGGTAACTGGGCAGTTGTTTCGCCTGCTTCGTTGACTGTGCTCCAGAGTGCAACAACATCAGCTTTCGCACGTACCACAGAAGGTACATTTGAAGCACCTACGAACACCAAGTTCGTTGGCACGCTCAACGGTGCTATGCGTGTGTTTGTTGACTCCTACGCATCAGACTCAACACCTGTGCTGGTTGGCTACAAAGGTTCGAGTGAGGCAGACGCAGCAGCGTTCTACTGCCCATACATTCCTTTGATGAGCTCTGGTGTTGTTCTGGATCCCACAACGTTTGAGCCAGTCGTTTCGTTTATGACGAGATATGGCTACATCGAATTGACAAATACTGCATCTTCGTTCGGCAATGCCGGCGACTATGTTGGCGAGATAGCAGTCTCGAATTTGTCGTTCTCGTAATCCAGTCTTACAACTACCCAGGGATGGGAAGTTCAGAAAAGGGCCGCAAGGCCCTTTTTTGTTGACTATTTTCCTTAAAAATGTTATGTTAAATGGGTGATATTGCTGCAACTAAATAATAGTATGAGACCATACACCTATCTAATCAAGTTCAAACCAACTGGCCAATGCTACTACGGGTCCAGATACAAAAATGTCCGTCTTGGATTAAATCCAGAGGATGACTTGATGATCAAATACTCCACCAGCAGTAAAGATATCAATGATCTTATCGAACAACATGGATTGGAGGCATTTGAATGGGAGGTACGTAGGACGTTTGATACTCCCGAACAGGCCACTGATTGGGAAAAACGGGTTCTTAAAAGATGCAAAGTTTTAGAAAATGAAAAATGGTTTAATGGAAATATTGCAGGATACATTTTACCTACAGAAAAAAGCCGTAAAAAGATTAGTGAATATCATAGAGGTAAAGCAAAAAGCGAAGAACATAAGAAAAATTTGAGTGAATCTCAAAAAGGCAAACCTGAGCGTCAGTGTGTTGAGATGCAAGCCACGATTGACTTACTCAAAGCAACAGTGGAAACACTGCACAAACGCCTAAAGCCGGTGATGGCAGATGCTCCAATGCGTACAGTCACCGCTGCACAAGGATTGCTTATGGCTCTTCCAAGCGATATTCCAGCGCCTGAATTTGATGTCGATAACGATGGAGACGTCATTTTGGATTGGGCAGGTCCTGATTCGAGAATGTTTACAATCGCGATAAGCGAGTGTGGTCGTATTCACTACGCTGCCAGGTTGTCTGCCACAAAAAATCGAAACGGCAGCGATATCTTTGTTGATGCAATTCCTCGAGAAATTTCGGACTTGGTTCGCGCGGTTACTCGGCGCTGAGTCAAGCAAGCCGTACACTGAGGTGTCACCGGTAGCCCCAAAGCGACGAATATAGACAAAAAATGTCTTTGTTGAAAACTGGTCCAAATAATGGTATGTTTGGCAAAGGTTGTACCGAGGAACGTGCCAGAAAGATAGGTTTAGCTAACAAAGGAAAGATCCCTGCTAACAAAGGCGTGCCGATGAGCGAGGAACAGAAAGACAAGATACGAGCGACCAAGGCCGCAAATCCTACGAAAAGAAGCCCCGAGGCGATTGCTAAAACAGTCGCTAAACAACGCGGCCAAAAGCGAGAGAAACTCTATTGTCCACATTGTAAAAAAGATATCGCTGTTGGATGGTATGATAGACATGGTGATAACTGCAAATCAAAGAAAGGCACCACATGAACTCAAGACAATACGAACGACAACAACTGGACCACCTCCAACAAGTGTTAGATGCTGTGGGCATTAAGGAATATCAACGCTGTGTGTTGAGTGCAGATCGCACTGAATACGAAATCACCTTGCCCAATGGCCGAGTCATGACGGTGCCCAGCGGATTTGATTATTTTGAAGACTGAACCCGTCTCACACTGTGACCGCTGTCAAGCACGGTAAATACCCACATGGCCAATCCACCTCCTCCTTACGCAGACATCACTGGTATTTCACGTGCCGTGATGAAAGATTCCGCACAGGTTGATGTCACAGAATACAATGGTGTGGCCAGACCCGGTGAGATCGTGATCAGCCAGACTGACTCAGCGATGTACATAGGCAATGTGTCAGGTGCCCTGAATCCCGCACCCATCCTGGCTCAAAACACTGGCACACCTCCCCCAGCTCTCTTGGGTGGATTCTATTTCAATGGGGACGCCGGTGAACTCTCAGGAGCGGGTCTGTACTTCTGTGCCAATGTGAACCTGGGTTGGCAACAGGTCACACTCACTTGATCTCATGCCTACATTTATAACCCCTTATTCCGGCACCGCAGAACTCACGGCCTCCAACGGGCTTGTGATCTTAGATCAGGCTCAATATCGTTTCAGTGAATCAGGTTACAATGATTCGGCCACGTTTGGGCTCAGCCTGGGAGGTCCCCGTCGACCAGGACAGGGTGTGGAACCTTTGCCTACCCAACCCATCACTGGTGGTGTGCTGCATCTCCGCGGTGTGAACTGGACCATAGCCGGCGTGGGCAACACGCTCACGGCCTACACTGATCCTGACACAGGTCTCACTTACTCGGCAGCACAGTGCCAGATATCTGTCACGGGCCGATGGCAGGTAGTCAGGCAGCCCAACTCCAATTCATTCAACGGAGTGGGCATCATCTACGGCGGTGAAACCCAGACCAATCTTGGCACCAGGGCCATGGGTCCGGTGTTCCTGCTGAGTTATACGTCACCGCCGGCCACATATGTGATCCAAGGATCAGCAGTGGATGGTGGTGCCCAGGACACATTTTCATCGCAGGTGTTTGAATGCCGGTGCACTGAAACAGTGAGCACGGAAAACTCAAACAGAGAATTCCAATCAAACACCATCACCAGACCAGTGTGGGTGTACTCATACGTCAAACAGTGGCAGACCGCTTAGACAGTGAATGTGGGCAGGAAACGCTGGATGCGATCCAGCACTGCGGCCCAGTCGCCCTGGCAGGGTTGGCGAAACAGTTTTGCTGTTGGATACCAAGGGCTATCGCCGCGATCCACAAACCAACGCCAGTCTACCGCAAACTGATTCAGCATGATCCAAGTGGGCCTGCCCATGGCCGCTGCCAAATGACTCACGGCAGAATCCACAGAGATCACCACATCCAAACCAGCGATCAAGGCCGCTGTGTCGGCCATGCATTGTATGGTTCCTGGATACACGCACACTCCCAACTCAGCCAAGATCCGAGATTGATGCTCGTCCACATCTATCTGTAGATTTACCCATTGATACTGAGGATTCCGTCGGATCATCTCAGCGATGAGTTCAAAAGGCACTGACTTGTGTTGGTTGATCCAGGTATCTCTGCGACCTGACCATGACACACCTACCCTGAGCCGTGTGCGTGGTCCTAGGCGATGATTCCATTCAGTGGTGGCCGCGGCATTGGCAGAGATATAACTGAGTGCCCTGGGTATGGTTGCCACGGTGGTCTTCATCACAGCAGGCAGGCTCATCATGGGACACCATGTATCAAAGTCGGGCACAGGCTGATCAAATCCAATGGTCTCGCCACTCTCAATCTGGAACAGCGAAATCAAGGCGTCGGGCACCTGCAGTATGATGCGGGCACCCAGGGCCTGCAAAGGTTCCATGTAGCGAACAAACTGTATGCAGTCGCCCAGGCCTTGTTCGCCGATGATTAGTATGGTACGACCCTTGAGATCCTCACCCTGCCATCGAGGTTGTGGGTAGGCAGGCAGTGTGCCGGCTAGATGTTCAAAGTTCCAGCGGCTTTCGTAGGCCGGCCAGCCCTGTTCATAGTCGCCCTGGAGCAGCAGGGCCACGGCGAGATTGAATCTGGCGGTCACATGATTGGGATCGATGCGGATGGCCTGTTCCAGGAATGGTCGGGCACGATCTGGATAGCCCATCTCACGGATCACGTTGCCATAGTTGTTCCATGCTGCAGCAGAATTGAAATCTTCCACAAAGGCCTGGGCATAACAGGCCAGGGCCTGTGCAGGTTGGTTCTCAGCTCTGTATTGATTGCCTTGCTCGATCAGGTGTTCCACGCTCACGAAGTATTTAAACAAGGTATATTACACTGCAATATTCTGCTAAATACTATTACACAATCCTGTGTTTATGCGGCGATTAAACCCACCGCGTAGTGACTAGAACTCACATTGGACTTCTTTATAGGAGAAAACAAATGGGACGTCCCCTCAAGATCAAAAAAACAACCACAGTTGACATCGGTTTCAATGCCTTTGACCAACTCACAAATCCAGTATACAACGACACTTTCAACTCCGACCAGTTCCTGGGCGTGGTTGGTGGCGATGATTCCGGCGGATCACTGGCTACGGCCGCTTATCCAGTGG